CGAAGACGCGACGAAGATTGACAGGTTCTCGAACACCGCGGGCGGCGGGCGCGTCGCTGTAACCGTGCGCCAACAAATCACGGGCGCGCACGCGAAGGGACGCTTCGGCGGGCTCATCGTCATCGACGACCCCGACCGACCCGACGACACGGAAGTCGAATCCGCGAATACCCTCCGCTGGTATCGGGAGGTTCTTCCGACGCGCTTCGCCTCGCTCAAGACATCCCAAATCTGCATCGTTCAGCAACGCATCTCGCAGAAGGACCTCAGCGCATACGTCCTCGATTCTGAGGAGGGGTACGTTCACGTCAATCTCCCGATGCACTACGACCCCGCGCGGCACTGCGCGACGGAGGTCGGCGAAGACTGGCGCAAGGAACCCGGCGAGCTTCTCTCTCCGCTCCGCAACGACGAGGCGACCATCTCCCGAACGATGGAGCAGATGGGCGACCCGCGTATCGCGCTCGCGCAGTACGAGCAGAAGCCTAGCTTCGACGACGGGAACATCTTCAAGGTCGAATATTTCGACGCTCGCTACGATGTTCTCCCCCGCGCCCTTCAATGGTCCCTTTCGTGCGACCTCACCTTTACCGGGGAGAAGTCATCCGATTACGCGGTGATTCAATGTTGGGCGAACGACCTCTCGACGGGGAAGCATCTCCTCGACGACATGGTGCGGCGCAAGATGGGGTTCGTCGAGACGGCGCACACCATCCTCAAACTCGCGAAGCGCTACGGGCGCCCGAACATCATCATCGAGAAGGCGGCGAACGGCTTCGCGGTAATCGACATCCTCGACAAAGCGGGCGTCGAGAACATCCATGAGTTCTCCGCAGGGAAGAACTCGAAGGAGGCGCGCGCTACGACCGTCTCGTACCTCTTCGACCGCGGGGACGTTCTGTTCCCGCGCAAACCCTCATACGACCTCGACGAATACATTCGAGAGATGACCGGCTTCCCCGCCGTTCGCCACGACGACGTCGTCGACGCTACAACTATGTATCTCGCTTTCATGGCGGGGAACACCCCTCTCAACTTGGCGAACGCGTTCCGCTTCGCCGGAACCTTTGCATCAGGAATCAAGTAAATGGCTATGACACAAGACGAGCGCAACGCTCGCAGACGAGAACGCTACGCTAACCAAAAGCAACTTCGCCTCGACGCGGCTGCGGGGCGCAACGCCCTTCGCAACGTCGCGCGGCTCGACGGGTTCTACTCCTCGACCACGGGCGCGGGAATCACCGGCTACGACAAGTCGACAAGCTACCTCTTCGCAGAGAATGACCAGCTTGCGGACGACACCCTCGAAGCCCTCTATCTCGACAACGACGTCGCCGCGACCATCGTCGAGCGCGTCGTTCTCGACGCCCTCCGCGGCGGGTACGACCTCGTCTGGAAAGGGTCGACCGAGGAACTTCGCCGCGATGTCGTGGCATGGGGCGAGGCACAGTTCGACGTGACGGCTATCGTGAAGAAGACGCGCATCTACTCGCGTCTCTTCGGAGGCGGCGGGACCTTCATGGGCTCCGATTCTGGCACCAACTTCGAGAAGCCCCGCAACCCCGAGGCGCCGCTCCAGTTCCTTCGCCCCGTCCCCTCGAAGGACCTCGTCGCGAGAAGTTGGAACGCGGACATCGTCGACCAGGATTTCTCGACCGTTCACTCCTACGACTACAGACTCCCGACCTTCGACGGCATCGGCGAGACGGGGAAGCCCGTCGTCGGCTCCATCGTTGTCGACGCGAGCTACATCCTTCCCCTGTACGGTGTGACCACGACCGACGACCGCTTCCGCGAAAATGAGGGATGGGGAGACTCCGTCCTTCGCCGCTGCTACGAGCCCTTGAAACAGTTCGAGATGGCATACGGGGCAGTCTTGAACACGCTCGCCGAGAACTCGATTCCCGTCTACAAGGTCGAGGGGCTTCTCCGGATGCTGGCATCCGAGAACGCCGACCTTTTGCAAGCTCGCTTCCAACTCATCAACGCGGCGAAGTCGAACTTCCGCGCAATCGTTCTCGGGGAGGAGGAAGACTTCTTCCGCGTCGAGGCGAAGCTACAGGAGGCGGCGAACGTAGTCCTCTCCGCGATGCAGCGCGTTGCGGGTTCGTCGGGACAGCCCATGACTATCCTTTGGGGCATGTCCCCCGCGGGGCTGAACGCGACCGGACAGTCGGACCTCGAAATCTGGAACCAGCAAGTCGCGAAGGAGCAGTCCCTAGAACTCGGACCTCACATCCTCGACGTCTACCGCGCCCTCCTCGTCGACCCGTCGTCTCCCCTCGGAGGCGAGGTTCCGGAGGACCTCCGCGTCGAGTTCCCGTCTCTCTGGACCCCGAGCCTACAGGACCAAGTCAACAACTACGCGCAAGTCGCGGGCGCCGACGCAGCGCTCGTCGCCGCGAACGTCCTGACTCCCGAGAAGGTCGCCTCTCACCGCTCGCGGGAGAAGAACACCCTCTTCCCGAGCATGACTCCCGACGAGCTTCGGGGCGCCGAAGAGATGGCGAAGCTCGACGCCGACATGCAAGTCGTCGAGGAAGGCACCGCGCGCGAGCAAGGCGCCCCCTCCGAGGCGCCCGTAGGCTCCCCCGAGGGACTAGATACCCCCGAGGGCTCGGAGCCCCAGAAGGCGGCTCTGAACGGCGCCCAAGTGAAGGCGCTCCAGGACCTTGCAGTTGCCGCAGCCGACGGGACCCTCCCCATCGAGACGGCGAAGGCAATCGCCCTCGCCTCCTTCCCCCTCACCACGGAGACAGCAGACGCCATTTTCTCCCCCCTCCCCGCGAACAAGTTCGCCGAGAAGCAACGGGAACCGAAGCCCGTCGCCGTTAGCCCCCTCGCAGGGCTCGGCGCTCCCGAGCATGGGGGCTTGTGAGAGATGTCGAACTTCTCTCTCCCGCTTCGCCTCGAACGCGAATATGAGTTCTTCAGGGCGAAGATTGTCCACGACGTCGGGCGCATCGGGGCGCGGAAGCTAACCGCTTCGCATCTCGTTCGCCTCGACGCCGAAGACGACCCGCAACTGCGGGCGCTAGCGGAACTCCTCGGGCTCTCCTCGGCGGCTCTCCTCAACGGGAACAAGCTCCGCGCGAAGCTCCGTAGGTTCGCCGAGCGCCTCTCCGCGGAGAAGCGCCTCCAACTCTCGACCCTTCTCGGGCGGTGGGTCCCCGAACCGAACCCCACCATCATCGAGAAGTGGGTAGCGGAGCAATCGACGGCAATCGCGGCGGAGGTCAACGGCTGGCTCTCACGGGCGGCTGTAGCCACGGGAACGGTCGGCTCGGCTGGAGCCCTTGCCTTCGCCGCCACGAACCAGACAGCTACCGCGGAGGCGGCTAGAGGCGCCATCGCCTTCGCGACCGCGGTCGCGGCAACGAAGGCGCGGAACGCCGCGTCTTCCGCGTTGCTGAACCTGAACACGCAACTCCTCGGGAGCGCCTCGACTCTCGCGGGCGTCACGTCCTACCTGTGGGTAACGGCGAAAGACGAACGCGTTCGAGAATGGCACGCCGAACTCGACGGGACCATCCAAGAGTGGGACGACCCGCCGATGGGCGGAGGAACCCGCGAGGACGACGAAGGGAATCCAGGGAGCGGATGGGGTTGTCGCTGCATAGCGGAGCCAGTCGTTCTTCCCAAATGACCGGAAGTAATGAGGAACCTTGACATGTGGTCGGGGTCCATGCATTACTTCTTAGAACCGCAAAAAAGGACACACCATGAAGACACATAACAACGCGACCTTTCTGGTCCTCTCGACGGATGGCGAAGACGCCATCGTCGGATTGACGGAGAACGGGGAGATGGCGCTCGGGACCTTCGACCGCTTCGAGTGGGTCGCTCGTCACATCGCCTCCTCGGTTCTCTCCTCGCTCGACGCCGACATTCCGCTCATCATAGTTGTCGGCAAGAACAAGATGCGCGCAACTGCGGGCGAAGTCTTCCTTGAGAAGCTCGCGACCGCTATCGTGCGCGCGGAACTCGCCAAACTTCCTGAGTCGTTGACCGGCTACTTGGCGGGAACCCCCATTCAAATAACGAACTCCTTCTTCGCCCCGCGCGTTCTCTCGCTCGCGCTCGACTGGGCGCCGAAGTCTGTCGCGCTCGGGACCCGCGTCCATCGCCTTTTGAACGAGCTTGCCTTCTCCGAGAAGGGG